CACGGCGGCCCTCCAGCGGACCAGCGCCTCTGAGGCGGCCGCCAGCTCATCCACCGTCAGCATCGTGGCCCCAGGCCGCCCCACGTGCCGCGGCGAGCCCGCGAGCGCCCGCCACAAGGCTCTGGCCCCGGCCGCGGCCTGCCGGCGGTCTGCGGCATTCCTGGACAGGCTCAGCGCGGCGGTCGTGTTCAGAAACCGTTGTGCCCACGGTGCACCCTGCAGCACGTCGGCGGCCAACCAGGTCATCGCGTGCCGTTCCAAGATCTTCACCGCCCGGGCATACTGATTCGTGGACGACAACTGCGACACCAACGCCTCGTGTTCTGGGCGTTTGGCGTAATCGGGCGGCACGCACACCGGTTTTCCTGATCGGAATACAAAGGTCAGCGGCATGGCGGCCCCTCTGGCATCAGCCCCGGGCCGTGCTCGCGGATCCACTCCGCGCGGTGCGCTCGGCAGAGCCAGCGGATTTCTAACGGTTTTCGGTAGTCGTCGTGGTGCGGGGCCGCCGGCTGGTCGCACCCGCGTTCACAGGGCTGGCGCTCAATCACGCCTCGACGGATGTACGTGTTGACGTAGCAGCGGGCGTTCATCCGGAACCGCTGTTCCCAGCTCATCGGGTGCAGCTCGCGGTGTCGCTTCATGCTTTCGGCATGGCAAATGCCGCAATCGCGCTGTCCAGCGCGAAATGGACGCCCACAACGGCAGTTCAAGCCCCTTTTTGTATGCGGTTTACCAAGCTCAGCCTCGACGGCCCTGTGGCAATCCTTACAGAGCCAGCGGACCTCCAACGGCTTCGAGTAGTCGTCGTGGTGCTTCTCTGCGTACCGGCCGCATCGTTCGCACGGCATTCTGTTCAGGACTCCACGCGACTGAGCCGTATTCGCGGCCGACCTGGCGTCGGCCTTTACCCTCTGGCTGGGCGTGAGGTCTTTATACTTGCGCCTCTCCGCTCTGGCGCAGACGTTTCTGCACCCGCGACACGCTCGCCGTCCTGGGCATTCAGCCTCGCCGCAATAACTGACCCTTCGTCGCACGCGGGCATATTAAGCAATTTGTTTCAGTTACGCAAGTTCGACACGTTCCGCGTGGAACATCTGCCAACGTGCCTACTTACCGATGCACGCGTACGCGATCTTGTCACCCGAGGCCCACACGCCAGTGATCGTCACCGTGGTCGTCGTCGAGACCGCCTTGGTGCCGTCGTGGCCATTGTTTTGCAGGTCAGCGGTTTCGTTCGCCGCGAAGCAGGACGGCGCCGTCGCGAAGGCCGTGCCGAACGTCAGCACCGCGGACCCAGCGGCCGTCACCGTCGACGAGATCTTGCCCTGGACATCGTACGACCCAGAGACAAGGGTCGCGTCGCCGGAGATACTCGGCGCCGAACTCGTCGCCCCGAACTTCGGTGCGGTCAGCGCCCGCGAGCTGACATGAACGTCATTCGTGGCATCCAGCGTCAACGAGCACGTCTCGCTGTACGCGGTGACGTTCATCCACAGACACGCCGACCCTGACGTGAGCGGCCTCAGACCAAAGTTGAAATTGAAGTTATTGTGAAAGTACAGCTTTTCGATCGTCATCGCGAGGCCGGTCCACCGTAGATTGCCGGTATTGTCAGGCGAGAAGACGCCGACAGTAGTCGCGCCATCGCTCAGGTTGCCCCAGTAGAAAAACAGGGAGCCGCCACCCGCGCCTGCGGGGCCGCCAGCCAGGTGGATATTGCCGACCTTGTCCACCACAAACAACGACGTTGTGCCCGCAGCGCCGCCATGCACAGTGAACGGATAACTCGCTGCTGCACTGGCCGTGTTGGTCACAGCGACATTGAACCCACGGAACGCCACACCAGCGTCGTTCCAGGTCTGGGAGAACGTGAACGGCGCACTGGCGGTGAGGGTGCCAGCGGCGCGCGGCGTCACCGTCGAGACCGCCGACAAGCACCCGTCGGCATCAACCGTGAGCACTGTCGCCGTCGTCATGGACCCGTACGTGCCAGCCGTCAGGGCTGGGCACGAGCTCCCGCCGGCGATGGTTCCGATCGGCTGGACGCGCACTTGCGCAAACGCGGGCGCGCACAAGGCCAACAGAACGATCGTGAGGATGGTTCGCATGTCCGCCTCTCAGTAATAGTAAATAACGCGCAGCACCGCCGAGTTGGCGCCGGATCGGATTGCCTTGAACCGCGTGATGTTCGTGTACTTGAAGACGTCCCACACTTCGTTTTCGTTGAGCGGGAATCCCACACTGGCCGTCGGAGCCGTGCCTTCCACCGTAAAGTTGATACTGCACGGCGAGACGGTCGCGCACACCACGCGGAACTGCACCTGCTGTGCCTTCCGCGTCGCGGTCGTCACTTTGTTGGCCGTGAACGCGACGCCGCCAGCGGTGGCGTCCACCGTGAGGGCCTCCATCGCGTAGGCATCAAAGAATCTGATCTGCGACGACTGCAGATTCTGGGCTCGCAGCGGAACCATGCCAACCAGGACGACAAAGGCGACAACGATCCACTTCTTCATGGGTGCTCCTCAGATTTGCGAGGGCGGAGACCGAAGCCTCCGCCCTCCATGACGCTTACGTCAGATCAGTCCAGGTGATCACGTACTTGTTGGCCGCGTTGTTCGCGGCGTTCGCGCCAACGGTCAGCACGCCTGCCCCGACCGTGAAGTCCGCCAACGCGCGCTGCGTCAGGACCCCGGACGTGCCGTCCTGCACCAGCAGCGCCACGAGCTCGTCACCGACAGCCATCCCAGTGACAGGGATGGTCGTGTCGCCCGTCTCGTCCTGGCCGGCCACGATTTCGATCTTCGAGAACCCACCCGCCAGCTTCGCCTTGGTGACCGCCGCCGCCGCCAACAGGCCAGTCGTGACCGCCAGGTCCTCGATTTCGTTCGTGCCGATCTTCTTCGCCGCGGCCTTGATGTCGAACTCCACCACACCGGTCGTCGCATGCACGATGGCCACGCGTCCGATGATCTGGATGATGTCGTCGGCGCCGGACGGCGGCGTCGCGGACCATCCGCCCGCAGTCGTGGTCAGGTAGATCGGGTCACCCACGGACGTGCCGTTCGTGGCTTGGCCGGTCAACCGGTGCGTCTTGGAGATGATGCCGACGGCGCCGTCGGCGATCGCCGCAGTCGTGACGTACTCGGCCATCGCGCCGCCCGCGTCAGCGTCGGCCAGCGTGATGGTCGGCAGGCCGTCGGTTTCGTTCCAGCCCGACAGATACACGGGCTTGCCCGCCGCGATCGAGAGGCCGGACGCGTTGCGCGCCTCGCGCTGTGCCGCCGCGCCCCCGCCCATCGGCGTCCAGGTCGGCGATGCCTTCGTGCCCGTGTTCACGTACACGATGCTCGTGGCCGTGTTCACGTAGATCGACCCCGGGCCTGCCTGCCCCACGCCGGAGCCGCTGGTCCCGTCAACTGGCGCGGACGTGCCGTCCAGCAGCGTGGTGCCATTCTTCAGCTGCAACCGACCGATTTTGCCTGTGCCACGACCGAGTGAAAACAGTCCCATGATTCAGTCTCCTGCCCTCGGGCTTGCGCCCGCTTCATGCCCGGAAAGAGCCGGGCCGCTCTCAGAAAGACGACGAAACAGGGGCGACGGGGCTGGACGTGCTCCCAGCACAACCGCCAGCGTTTACCGAAACCGCCGCCCCAAACCCTTACGCCTTCTCGCGGAACCACTGGAACAGCCGGTCGCCGGCGTTCCGCGTTGTGTCGGTCAGCGCCTTCAGCGTGACCTTGTAGATGGCCGGCGTGGTGCGGCCGTAGCTGATCACCACTCCGTCCACGTTGTACACGCTGTACAGCACCAGGACTTCGAACTTCGTCGTCGCGGTGCGGATGCGCGAGGTCAGGACCACGCACTGCGTGGTCACGTCCACCAGGCCGGCGCCATCGCCGCCGTAGAACAGGTCCTTGCTCGCGTCGGTCACAGTGCCGACGTTGTCGAAGGCCGTCCTCAGCGTGTTGTACACGTGCTCCATCGCCTGGAACTCGATCTGGCACTCTTCACCAGACACGAAGACGCTGACGGGATTCAGCGACTGCTCCGCCGTCACTTCCTCCTTCAGCTGGCGATACGTGAACGAGGCCGCGTCCTGCGTGTAGCCGACTTCCGTGCCACTCGCGGGCACGCCGTCGGTGTGCGTCAGCAGGGTGGGCGGCGTGCCGGAAGCCGGCGCCGTCACACCAAGAAAGATGCGGGCTGCTCCGATGTGGATGTTGTCTGCGTTCTGTGCCATTTGGGGTCTCCGTCAGCGGTTACTTTTTCTTTGGGCCAACCTCGCCCATCGTGCGGACCATCGGGGCCGTCGTCACCACCGGAACCTCCGGGGCTGACGGTGTCTTCGTCACGGGTTCCAACACCGGCATCAACGCAGCCGCGAGCGACGGCCGCTCATGCGGTTCTGCCTGCGCGATTTGGAGCGCCACCGGGTCCAGATGCGCCAGACTCTCGCCGTCTGCCGTGCAGGGCACGAGCTTCCCGCGCAGCTCCAGACCGACGTGCACCGGCAGGGCGACCACTTCGCCGGGCGTCAAGTCCCGCCCGTTGTGCCCGCACTGCTGCCCGTCTGCCAACATGTAGAACGGCATTAGGCCGCTCCGGATTGCGCCGCCACGGTCAAGTCGGCGGCCGAATCACTGTACGTGACCTGCACGCGGCTGTTCGTGTCGTTGAACCGTTTCACCGGGAACGGTCCCACCACCACTTCGTTCAGCGGGGCACTTGCCGCGCCAGGCACGACCACGGCCACGTCGTGCGCCGCGTTCGCGGCCAGGCCATGCGAGCACGTCCCGGGCGAATCGAACGTCACCGTGCGCGGGTCGGTCGCGTGCGCGTTCTTGATGCGGAAGTACTCCACACCGGTGTTCGCGAATGAATCGCCGCCTGCGGCCGCGGCGGACAACGCCAGCGTGGCGCCCGTCGTGGCGAGTGTCGGCCTTTGAACTGTCAGGACTGCCATGTCTGCCTCCTTACGATGCCGGGGCGATAACGGCCACGGTCACCGTCGTGACCGCAGAACAGATCACCGTGACAAGCCCGGCGGCGTTGAACCGCGCGACCGGGAACGGCCCGATCAATTTCTCCACGCCGGCTGCGACGGCGACGACCTGGTCGTGCGCGGCGTTGGCGCCCACGTTGAAATCGCACGTCGCCGGAGCATCGATCGTCACGTTGATGGACGAGCCGCTGCCGTTCTTCACGTACAGCATCTCTTTCCCGGTGTTGGCGAACGTGTCGCCGGTCGACGCTGTCGCCGCAGCCGGCGCCAACACGACGCCTGTCAACGCGGAAACGGACGGGCTCAACAGTGCCATTGTGACTCTCCTATTCTAACGTCGTAATAAACACTTCAATGAAGGCGCCCTTCACGAACGGGCTCTCCACTTTTTCTGCGCGCCCCATTGGCGTGTACTGCTCTCCGCCCGTATCCAGCGGCCCGGCGCCCGCGTACTGCCCCAACTGCGAATCCTTCGCGATCTTGCGTATGGCCCAGATGTAGCGCTCAACGGCCACCGTGATGGCCTCCTCGCTGTCTCCGCCGTACGAGATCCCCACCACCACGCGATGCCGATACACCGCCGCGACGCTGTCCGACTGCTTCGACGAGTCCGTCACAATCAACTCGATCGAGGGCAGCCCATCAATGCTCGCCTTGTCGAACGTGTTGATCTCGAACGGCACCAACGTCGAAAACCCATCTGCGGCTTCCGCATCGGCATTCGCCAACACGATCGGCAGCCGCTCCAGAAACACCGCCTTCAACAACCGCTTGCCCTGCGTGACGTGGTTCATGGCGCCACGTTCTTCAACAACCACGCCTTGAGCAACGGCCCAAACACCGCCGGGTCAGGCGTCGGCATAAACGTGCGCGCCGGCATGTGCTTCGTGCCCTTCTGGTGCGCCGGCGCGTACGGAATCGCCGACCCCACGATCACGAACTGCGGCTCGGGCTGGAACACGCCACCGGGCCCCAGCCCGTTACCGCTCCACGTCACCGAATCCTTCAACGCCCCGGTGCGCACCAAAATGGGCTTCCCGGGGAAATTCTTCGCCTTCCACACCGCGTACTTCGGCGAGAGGCTTGTCCACGCACCGCCCGACCACTGCCCGCCCGGTGCTCGCGGCCGCCCGCCGGTGGCAAACAGATCCTGGACCACCGCAAAGTACTTCGGCGCGAACACATCGCGCCAGAACGGCCGCAGATCCTGCAGGGCCTTCTCGAGCTGCCCCAGGCCCTGCAACACGGCATTCGAACCGCTCACGTCGAAACTGATCAGCGTCGGCATCAGAACTTCGTCGTCATGGTGATCCGCGGTTCAATCTCTTCGCCGTCGGTGTCGAGCAACAAGCCCGACAGCTCCGTCGTTGCGCTCTTCCCGGCTCCCGTCGTCACACGTGGAGCGTCATCCAACACGCGCGGATCTTTCGGATCCGCCAATGCCTTCAGGGCATCGTCGTACTGTTTTTGGGCGCGATCGGCACTCTGAAACGCGGCGTCAGTCCCGAGGGCCGCGCCTCTCGCGTAGAGGATCTTCGCGATCGTGCCCTGACAAACGATTTCCCGAGCTTGCGACAAGGCCCGTGTGCCCGTAATCGGCACCGTGTAGTGCAGATTACTCATCGCCGAGTCGAACTGGCTTTCCGTATCGCTGAGAAACACCGCCGCAGTGGCCGTCGACGGCTTCGTCGTCGCCGTCAGCTGGAACTGCGGAATCCGCTGCTGAACTTCATCGAGCGTCGCGTAGGCCATGATGCTTGAGCGGTGCGGACCGAAGCCCGCACCGCTCACTCAACGTTAGGCGACCGCGGCCTTGATCAGGTACCCGAGCTTCTCGGCGACGAGCTTCTCGGCCTGCTTCTCGTTGACCCGGATCACGTCCGTGTCCCGCTTGTCTTCGCGGTACCGGAAGACGCGCAGGTCGTTCTCGCGCATCTGGTACCCGAAGCTCGCGCGCTTCAGGCTGGGCCGCTGTTCGCGGTAGAACAGCAGGGCGTCCTTGCCCCACACGTCGCCGAAGGCGTCGGTCTGGCCTTCCTTCGACGTGCGCCGCGTCACCTTGCCGACCAGGAACTCGTCCACCTCGAACACGGCGGCGAGGATCTGGCGCGTGATGATCGCGCGCTCGGTGTACTTCACGATTTCCTTGATGTCGGGGTGCATCTTCAGCCCCTCGAACACCAGGTACCCGGCGGCGAACGTGTTGGGCGTGTAGCCCGGGGCCCCCGCGAACATCGTGGTCCGCCCCGTCTTGATGGCGCCCAGCGGATCCGACGCGGGGTCGCTCCACTGGTCGGCGCCGGCGAGCGTGACGTTCTGCGACACGTTCGCGGTGGACATCACCAGGTCAACCACGCGCTTCTCGCGGTTGTTCAGGACCATGTCCGTCACGATTTCGGTCGTGTCCACGTCCAGGTCGAGCGGACCGGCGGCGTTCTTGCGTTCCTCGTCGTCGATCTCGCCTTCCAGGCCGTACTGCTGGCACAGGTACGTGTCGGTCGACACGGTCCAGTCGATCCGGTTGTAGTCGGATCGCGGCGCGCGCTTCGAATCGGGCGCGTCGAGACGGCTCTTGTCGTACACCCAGAAGGCCGCGGACTCCTTCATGACAGGGATGGCCGGCAACACGAAGTCGGCCAGGTAGCCCTCGGGCGCGGCCGCGTACTGCACCGAGACGTTGGTCAGCAGCTCATCGTATTTGACTGCAGTGATCAGTGGCATGTCGTCACTCTTCCTATTTCACACACGAATTGAGTCT